TAGCGGAAGTAATGCTGTTGGAGGAGATATACCACACACTACCTTAGCAATTACAGAAATTGGAGCATAACATGGCAACACAAATAGATAACATGGGTCAAATTATTGGTTGGAAACATAACCACCAAGAGGGGATGACGACAGTAGGTGGAGTTATTACTGAATTTCCCGGGGGCATACCTTCAGACGAAGATATTGCTACGTGGAAAAAAGAGTACGATGCTCATGTTGTAGCTACAGCTTATGTTGGCAAACGAAAAGACGAGTATCCAGCTATCGAAGATCAGCTTGATAAAATTTACCATGACGGAATTGATGAGTGGAAGAAAGTTATCAAGGCTGTTAAAGATAAATATCCTAAGTAATGGTTGTCGCTGAAACTCTTGCTGGACTAGCTTTAGTTAACAGCGCAGTCAAAGGTATTAAAAGTGTTATTAATACTTGTCAGGATGTATCACAAATAGCAGATCAAATTGATTCTGTAATAACAGGAACTAAAGAAGTTCATGACAAATCACATCCTATAGCTACTAAATGGGATAACTTTATAGGAAAGAAGTTAGGTTCATCAGCAGATAAGTTTTCATTAGGAGCAATAGCTAAAGAAACTATAGAAGAAAAACTAGCAGATGAACAATTAGATCTTGTTAGACGAATGATTAACAAAAGATTTGGTCCTGATACTTGGAGAGAGATTGTTGAAGAGAGAGAAATTAGAATAGAAAAACATAAGAAAGAACAAAGAAAAGAGACAGCAAAGAAACAAGAATCAAATGAAAAACTTTATAAAATATTAGAAACAGTAGCAGGATATATCTTTCTAATAGTGGTTATAGTAGGAGTAGGAGCTTATATTTGGTGGGCTAGAAAATAATGGAACTTGGTGCTAGAGAAATATTAACTTTTGCTACGGTTCTTGCTGGATTAGCTGGAACATGGGCTGTTATAAAATCAACAGTCGCACGTATTTTAGAAGATTTAAAAGGTATTAATGAAGAAATAGCTTCTCTTAATACAAGATTAGATGCAACAGAAAGTGGTGACGCTGTAATGCAACATCAAGTAAAAGTATTAGGATCAATGTTAAGTCCAGCTGAAATGGCTGCAAGGTCCAGGGAATTAGAAGGCTTACAACATAGAGTTAATGCATTACGAAGAGATATAGATACACTATTAGGTATCCATAATGGATCACACCCACCAGTTAGATAGGAAAAACAATGACTTACAAGGATATAAAATCATTTAAAGACTTTATTCGTTGGGTATTCTTTATAGAAAAGCCTCAAGGACATGCTATTGCTGAGAATATGAATATTCCAGTTCCAAAACCTAAGAGAAAGAAAAAGAAAGGAGCGAAAAAATCTTAACATTATTAGGAAGTGTTCTAGGATTTGGCACATCTTTTCTTCCAAGAGTCATGGATTATTTCCAAGACAAGGCAGATAAGAAACATGAACTAGAAATAATGACACGACAAGCTGAGATACAACTTGATAAAACAGCTATTGATGCAAATATACGAGAAGTTGAAACTATCCATGAACATGATGCTTCTCTTGATGGTGGGGGGTTTGTCAATGCTATTCGGGCTTCTGTTCGTCCTGTTATTACTTATTTATTTATGGCCCTCTTCATCGGAATAGAGGTTACAACTTATTACTTGCTGATACAAAATGGTGTTGCTCCCGGAGATGCATTAGTTGCTGCTTGGGATGAACAAATCATGGCTATGTGGGCTAGTATTTTAGCTTTCTGGTTTGGAGGAAGGCAATTTAAGAAGTGAGAACTAATGACGAAGGTATTGAAATTATTAAGAAATATGAAGGATGCAGTCTTAGGTGTTATCTCGACCCTATTGGTATACCTACTATCGGTTTTGGTTCTATTTGGGGTCTTGATCATTCTAGGTTATCTCGCAATCATAGGGATATTACCCAAGACGAGACTGAGAATTCCGTTGCAAGATTGGTTACACAACCGCTTACAGTAAATCAATTTTCAGCAGTCTGTTGTTTAGTGTATAATGTAGGTAGTGGAAAGTTTAGAAGTAGTACAATAAGAATGAAACTAAATAGAAAAGATTTTACTGGAGCAGCCAATGAGTTCTGGAAATGGCGTAGAGCTGGTGGTAAGATTCTTAGAGGATTAGTAAGGCGTAGAAAAGATGAAGAAATCTTATTTAGGAAAAGCTAATGGCTAGTTTATCAGATTATTTTGGTGATATTGATTTTAGAGCTGGCTTTGGTGGACAAGGATATGGCACTAGTGTAGACCGAGAGTTTGCTGAACCACTTGAGGAAGGTGAAAGATGGCAAAAGCTTGTTGATATGAACAAGAGAAATGCTGAAACCTATCAACTTGCTCAACAAGCTGCAGCTGCACAAGATCAATTATATAAAAATAAAGGTCTTCCGGGAGGAACAAAAGAATATAATTCTTTATCTCCAGAAGATCGTGCAGTAGTAGACCGTCCAGATTTTAATTTAAAACCAAGTGGTTTTGGATCTTATCGGTATCCAAGTGTTGATGCTTATCTTAGAGGACAAGAACGTAATCTTGTAAGTGCTCTTATAGATCGTGGGGTACGTGATCAAGCTTCACTTGAAAAAGCAGTTACTGATGCAAAAACTGGTGGTGCTATTCAAAATGTAAATCCTTTCCAAGGGTTAGTAGACCAAGTAAATAATGAACTTGGAGATTATGATATAAATAAAAATCCAAAAAATTATAATGTCCAAGCATATAATCCTTCTATTTTTCAGACAGTAACTAATCCAGAAATTAGAAAGCAACAAATAGCTAAACTTACTGGAGATAGGGCATTAGACACTATAATGAGCTATGCTGTTCCAGCAGTAATGGGAGCAGCACTTCCTATAACTCCAAGTAATATGCTTTTAGAAGCTATTTCAGGAAGAACTCCTTATGGACAAGTATCACGATATGGACTTCCTTTTGAGCTTAGTAAATCAATAAGAGGAGATGATAAAAATACTGTCTATTCTTCTTTCCCTGATATTCCTACTAATGTTGATTATGGAAATGAGTACATACCACAAGCTCCTCCAGTACAAACATTAGATCCTAACATTAATGCTGGAGCTTTTAATAGAGAAGCTGCCTTAGAAGAATTAATAGGAAGAACACAAGGTAATACAATTAATCCGGGCATAAGTGATCTATACTTTAATGATATAATACGTAGAGGATTAACAAGACAAAACCAAGAGCTTGGAGAAAACATAGATGAGAACCAATTCAATAATGCTTTCGGTTCTGATTTCTTAGGACAAGGATTATTAGATGATGAAACTACTAATCTACGAGGACAGGCTACCGACAGATTAAATCAAGTATTTACTGGTAATGCTTTCGATCCATTAGATGATAGTATTATAAATAGTATAGTACAGGAACGAGCAGAACCAGCTAGGAAACAAATATCTACAGCTGTAGCTAGAGGTAACTATAATCCTACAGGTGGTAGAACTGCTAACCAAGCTATAGATTTTCAAACTCCTGCTGCAACATCAAGAGTTAGAGAAATAGGTGAAGGAGTTCTTGGAGGTTATGGTAAGGATATAAGTGCTTTAAAAGATACAGCACAAACTGGTATTAGTGGTTTTAAATTAGGAGATGATCTATTCGATGTATCTCCATTTGCTGAACAACGCAGTAAATTAATAGAAGATAAAAGCCAATCTTTACAAGGGGATATTAGTGATGCTATAGGTAATGAACCATTATTTAATTCTGGTGAAGCCCTAGCAAAAGGTGGTAGAGTACAGGGAGTAGTCTCTGGTCAGCCATCAAATCAAACATTCTTAGATACGATAGCTGCTAGGGAAGCTCAAGGAGCACGAAATAGTAGAAGTCGTGGTTTAGGTTCTAGAGGAAGTGGAGTATTTTAAATGGTTGATTGGACAACAATAGGTTCAGGATTGCTAGGAATGATTGGCAGTAAGATGACTGCTGATGCACAAACTGAAGCTAATCAAGCTAATATAGCAGCAAGAGCAGCAAATCAAGAAAAAGGTATGCAAGGTCTTACTGGTGGTAGTGCTTTCCAAACTACAACAAGAACACCAGAAGGTGGATTTAATGTTGATCAAGTAGGTGGAGCTGATGCTGCAAAAGCACGAGGCATTACATCTTTTGGTGATATTGCTCGTGCTGGAAAAGCTAACAAACTTACTGACTTTGACTTTACTCTTCCAACACAAAGAGAAGCACAAGGTGTAGTTGATAGAGATATTGGTAGAAGACAAGGATCATTTGATAAAGGTGTTAATACTTTACTAGAAGCACAAAGACGAAAATTTGATGGAGTAAATAATACTGGAGAACTTCCTAATACTATAGATGCTTTGTCAAGATTTAGTGATCAGAATAAATTCAATAGAGAAAGAGATGCTATTGAGTTATTTCAAAAATCCAGATCTAATGATCTTGCTAATGTTAATGCTCAATTAGGAAACTTAACAACAAGAGCACCAGCTCCTGCTTATACTGCAGGAACTCCCGGAGCTACTGCTGCTCAATTAATAGCGCAAACTCCTCCGGCAACACAAATAGCTGATCTTGGTGGTGCTGCTCCTTTTATGGGAGGACAAGCTATGCTTAAAGATATTCAAAATCAAAACATG